CCAACTATTAAGGTTTCAAGTAGATTTGTTAATAAAGGAGAAGACTAATGCTTAGACTATGCGAAGTAGAAAAGGCAATGAATAGGATAATATTTGGTAAAGTGGTTATCGAAGAGACTCAAAATACATTCTCTGTAGAATGTATCCATAAAGATGATTATTATCATATCAAAGGTAGATTCGTAATTGATAAGGAAGAAAGTAGAGTAATCTTTGCGTATATTAATATGCTAGACTTCATTGAAAGCGATAGAATCTATCCAGTCAAAGAAGTTACTAAACTTGGTAGAGTTAATGATGATGCAATATCTGAAGTATTAGAATCATTTGAAGACTGCAATCTTAACTTTGGTTATAGTTCATTTATTAAACTTAAGGGGATAAGAGAAATTGGAGATTAATATGTCTAAATCAGTAGTAGACTTATATAAGCAATATCTATTTGGTAGAGTTAATGCTGAGATAATAAATAGAGGTAAACATATATACATTCAATGCAGACAATGTAAAGATAGTATTACATATGAGTCTGATATGGTATTTGATATATCTGGAAGTAAACCGATATTGAAGAAATTATCATTTGAGATACATAATTATGGACTAGACGATGATGTCTTATTTATGATGGAGTCTAATACTAATACATATATGCATGAAACTTTAATGATAATTTTAGATACTGTATTAACTAAGTCCCTTAAAGTAGAAGGGATTGTCTATTCTAAATACGGATCAACAAAAGAATAATACCTAATTCTAATATGTAAGGAGATTTACTATGTTACTGAAGGGATATTATACTTTAATTAGCAATAAACTAAGAAAAGATAAGACCGTATTTAAATCTGATTATACTGGATATAGATTCTATGTAAATAGAGATAACTTTTATGTAGCTGATACTGGGGACATCAAATATGCATTAGATGAAACTGATAATGTGATGATTCTTGCCCCAGAAGGATACATTAATGTGAATAATCCAGATCCTAAAGCAAAAGAAGCATTCACTGATATGCTCGATTATATGGATACAAGAGAATATACTGAAAAGCCACTAGGAGTCTAACTCCTAGTGGATATTATTTTATTTGGAGGAAATTAAAATGAAATCAAAAGTTATTCAAGAATTCAAAGCAGAAATCAATGGTATTGAATTTAACAATCAAGATCTTTATTGGGAAGTAGATTACATCATAGGTGAAATTGAAAACGCTCTAGATATTGAACTTCCTACAGAGTTTATTAAAGACTTCGCCGATGCTTATACTAGATTATATAATAGTGTAGATTCAGAATATCTCTATGACTTTAAATCTGAAATGATTAGTTCTTGGGATATGGATATTGAAGATATCAAAGAACTACGATTTAATATTAATGGATTCTGTTATGATACTGATCTATTTGATGCAATCAATGAGAAGATTGCTGACTGGGATAATACCTACGGTAAGAAATAATCTAATAGCCACTAGGAGTTAATCTCCTAGTGGCATTTTGTATTATAATTTTTTTATATTCATATATTATAAGAGTGATATGATATATTTGTGTTTAGTGTTATTAGAATAAAGGAGGAAATATATCATGAATAAACTTATTGAAACTTTGGCAGCTTTAGTATTATCCGGTGCGGATACAAAAATTACTCGTTTAGACGAGAATAGCTATAAGTTAGAATCCAATTATGGATACAATGACTCATACTTCCAATATGACGTTCATTATTATGACTGGATGACAGCTGAAGTAGATGTAGATGGAAACATCTTCTCTGCAGTGCGTAAGTCTGGTTCTGAATTCTGGAATGGTGGAGGTGAAATGAGTGAAGAGAATGTAGTTAACTTTGGCGATCCAGATTGGAAGTTGCCTAATGAAGCTAAGGAGGCGGTATTAAACAATGCGGAAAAAATATTAGGCTTATCTGTAGGTGAAGTATTAGAGTTAGACCGTGAAGGTAAGACAGAATATGCAACGCATACGGCTAGAATTGGTTTACAAAAATAGGAGGTAGTGTAATGAAACCAACTCAATATATCGACGGATATGAGCCATCTTTGTTGAGAAACATTTTATTCTGTTATAGAAACAAGGTGGACATGTATGGATTTAAAGCACCTAACGGTATTAGAATAATAGATCTAAAAACGGATGTTAGATGGTTGCTTAAATTAGAAGGCATGATCAATAAACCTTTTGACAAAATCACACTAAAGGATATTCTATTATATCCTCATATAGTAAAAACCACTTCTATTGTAAAAAATATCTATTTTAGATACTTCAATATGGATTTAATTAATGAGATATTTCATTGGTCTAAAAGAAGTGATGAGGAAATAATGAGCAAATTTAAATGCTCAAAAAGTAAGGCTAATGGTATAGCAGACTTTGATTTTGATGAAAATAAGTATCTTGATAGATATGATCCAAATAAGTTTACAATTTATGTATCATGTAATAATATAGATACTCATCCAGAATTATCTGTAGACTTTAGTATAGAGTGTATAAAGATACTTAATAGATCTAACAATCCATTTAACGATCTTAAAAAGTTCTATGAAAAAAATAATGTTAGATTTACTACGCTTGTTGCTATCAAAATTAAGAAAGCAATTAAGCGTAGAGGCTTATATAAAGATTATATAAATAAAATCAATGCATTTATACGTACAGGTAAACTTACTTATGGGAAAAATAAGTATTCTTTTACCACTGCAATAGATGAATTTATATATTTATATTACCCACTTCGGTTAGCACTTAAAGATGATATACCAGGAAGAAAGTGGGATGAAAAGTTAGGAGTTATAAAAGATGAGTGAAAATTATAAATTTGACCACATACCTGAAGTGGTTTTAAGAAACATCAGGTTTATTCGTGAGAATAATATCGACATCGGTACAGGTGATGATGTATTGGAGTGTATGATGGATATAAATCCAATAATCCGTACTAAAATATACGACGACTATGAATTTGCTAAAGACGTAGCCGAATGCAGATTTGGTAGCACTATTGAAGGTTTAGATATGGTGACTCTTCTTCAAAAGTGTAATACACGTCCATATAATTCTATATTGAATAATATTTATTTCAGATACTTCAATAGTAAATTAATAGACGATCTATTCGAATTAGCTCAATCTCCTAAGATATTGGATTTAGCTATCGAATATGAATGCGAATATTACGCAATAAACACAGCCAAGACTAGTATTAGAAGATATAATTCTGATGCATATTATAATAAGTTTGCAGCAGATTCTAATATTGTTAGCTCTACTAGAGTTCTTAATAATCCGCAAGTTAATGCGGTAAAATCAGCAGAATTCACGCATGAACTATTAATGGCTTCGAGAGCCGAAAAATTTAGTCCTGAAAATGTAAGAGAAATCTTCATTAAGTATGGATTAAAACCAAACCCTTCTAGAAATCTTTATAATAGAATTAATGATAACCTAAATCTATTCTATTATATCGAAGATTACTTAGATGAATATAGAGAAGAAGGTAAATTTATTTATGGTGGTAAAGAATATAAAGGGTTTAAAGACATTAGAAGTTTACCACTTATGGTCGTTTTAATACAATTGACCAGAGAAAATGCATCTGGTTATATTTTAAATTCTAAATTAGAATTAGTGAAAGGATAAGATAATTATGATTACAGTTAAAATAGCAAAAGAAGTAAAGTCTGCATTTGAAAAATGCGGCTTTGATTTAGAATTAACATACGAGCAATTCAAAAGTCAATTGACTCCTAAGGACATCTACGATATCTGTATTAATAAAGCAGTGATCGGTGATGAACTTCCTAAAGAGGATTTGAGTGGCAATCGATTAAATCCATTCCTTTATCGTAAAGATGAAGAGACTGGAGAAAAGGAATTAGTTGAAGTTAAGAATAATTATAAGGCTCTTAAAGTAGGAACTCTATCTCCTATAGAACCTAAGCATATGGAACTTGAAATTGGTGAACCAAAACCAGTAAGACCTGCACCACCGGCGCCTGAAACATTACCACTTAACTATGAATCCATCGGCTTTGCTATCGGATTCAAGAAAGCCAGTGCTCAGGAAATATTAGAGTTGGCTAACGGTAATGCTGCTAGACTAATTCCAGCACTACAATGGTTATACAGACAAACTTCTGAGGAAGGATTACGTAAACGTATCCAAGAAATTACTTTAGAAGTACTTTTTGAAAACTAATTTAACAACGTATTAATGGAGGATTGACTTATGAAAAATGTACTTGATTTGGCTACTAGCTTATTGACTGAAACTGATGCTGATGTTATTAAATACGTATCCCCTATCTTAGTTATTGGGGGATTAATCGTATATGCTATTAAGAAAGATAAAGTTAAAGACTTTACTGAGTTAGTTGTTGAGACTAAAGGTCTTGTTGAAACTACACAGAGTGGCATTATTGATACCGCAATTGATGCACTTAAAAAATCTTCTAAGAAAAAGAAAGAAGAAAAATAATGGATGTAGGCAGCAAATTGAAATCGCTAATTCCTAATAGCCAGTTTGCTGCTGGTAAAAAGGAATTAGTGCTTCGTTGCCCATACTGTGGGCATACATCTTCCGCTGGGAAGAAACACATGTATATTGGCTTATCTCCTGATAAGCCTTACATGTTTAATTGCTTCAAATGTGAAGCAGGAGGATTAGTCAATAGAACTTTCCTTAATCTTTTAGACATTAGAGATGAAGAACTTATACAAGCTATTGATATCCACAATAAAGAGATGAGACAGAGTAGGAGTAATTCCTACTCTGCTAATCGCTTAAGAGAACCTCAAGTAGCATATGATGCATTTGAGGTAAACTATGATATATATCCTGATAAAGTGAATTATATCAATAGTCGTCTCGGTACTAATCTGTCAGTATCCGAGATGATGAATATGAAGATTATCTTCGATTTCTCTTTTTTTAAACGCCAGATCATGAGGTATCTGGGAGCTACAGAATCTGACTTTGAAAGAATTCAAAGGGACTATGTAGGATTCCTCTCGGTTAATAATACATCGCTATCTATGCGTTGTATTAGAGAAGTTGATAGCAAATACAGATATCTAATCTGTAAACTGGATGATAGAGATATTTATAATAAAGCTTTCTGTATACCATCCTCTATTCCATATACATCGGATAGAATTATGGTACATATTGCAGAAGGTCAATTTGATATCATATCTATATACAATAATATGACTAATAGATCTACAGGTATATACTTTGCAGCAGCTGGTAATAAATACTCAGCTATCTTAAAGTATATTTTATCTAAGGGTATAATGTATATGGATATTCATTTATACTTCGACAATGATCAGGCTGGTGAAATAGCTAAGAGACAAATAGAATACTTCATAAAGAATAATATAGCATTCTTTAGAGGATCTAGAGTCTTTGCTCATGTAAACCAAGCTGATAAAGATTATGGTGTATCTATAGATAAGATACAAGACTTCTGTATACAAATAATATAGTGGTATGGGCTTAAAAAGTCCATACCGCTTTATTTTTTTGTCTTAAACATCACATTAATAAAGGAGGTCGACTATGGGTAAATTCCTTGACACTACATATACAGCCACGATAAACTCTATCTTAGAGTCTCATACTAAACGGCTTGATAATACATTCTATACATTTACAGATAAAGCTCCTACTACTTGTACTTATTATAATATCAATACTAGTAAGAGTACATTAGATGAGTCTACAAACTTAGCTTATAGTTATACTGATGGAGATTCTCCATTAAGATATAATAGAATTAAAGATACAGTTATCTTTGGTCTTGATAGAATTCAAGTTCAAATGGATGCTGGTGATTTTGGTCTTGAATCAGATACTATTGAAGGTGATGCTTATATATTACCTAACTCTTTCAAACCATATCCTCAAGACTATTTCATTATTAATCACACTAACGAAGAATACCTCTTCAAAGTTACAAGTGTATCATTAGATACATTACCTACTGGGGCTAATATGTATAAGATCTCTTATCGTCTAAGCTCTCATGATGGTGATAATACAGATATCGATTCCTTAGTTGTAGAATCCTATACTATGGATACAACTAATATCGGTACAAACTTATCTCTAGTAATCAAAGATGATGATTACGCTTATATTAGTAAACTAGAAAATATCTGTCAAGATATGATTGCTTACTATAGAAGTCTCTTCTATAGTAATAAAACTCAGACTTTTATTTTTTCTTATGATGAGCACAACTTCTATGATAGTTACATGATTGAATTTATTAAACGTCATGATATTATGAATAGTGGTGAATTAGATTATCTACACATAGCACATCAACTAACTCCTAGAGCTACATTTGCATTAGATTATTCTAAATCTTTCTTCCACTCATTAGAAAGAAAAGATATTGGTACTATATGTAATCCATCTTGCTATGGTATGATGGTAGAAGATAAGACATCTCTATTATACTATAGTCTAGAGAAATACTATTATATCTTCCATGAATATAAAATGGGTGATTATTGGCAAGTACCTTCATTTGATGATGATACAGTTATGCGTATTAGAGATAATGAACGGTATGAAACTGATGATCTAAACTATTTCAAGAATATTATCATTGATTACTTTAATGATAATACAGATAAGATAAATAGATATGAAGAATTCTTAATCAAGACTCTAGAAGACTTTAACTATACTATCCCTCAACATGATATATTTTACTACGTTCCTGTGATTATTTATATCCTAGAGCGTCAAGTTCAAACAATATTAAAAAATGTATCACGTTAACATATCAGTAATCTTAATGGAGGTACTGCAATGAACAGTGAACTCGATCAATATTTTAAAGAGCAAATTGACGAGAAAGATGCATTTGACGTAATGGTCGATGAAAACGCTTTCTTAGATTCTTTAATTGCTAAAAGAGATATCATTGATGCCATTGAAAATGGTGACGATGATGATGAAATTATGGATGATGAAGATATTGCATTATCTACATTATCCGATGATGATTTAGATGATCTAGCAGATGATAACGATGATTACATCGATTCTGCTATAGATTAATATTTTTAAGGAGGATTTAATAATGGCAGATGATAAAACTATCCATCAAGAGCTTGATGATGCAGCTTCTACTGTAGAAGATGTTGTTGCTGATTCCACAGCTACTGATAACGATATGGATAATACAATCGACAATGTCGTTGATGCTATGGATGAAATCGAATTAGATGATGACGATGACAACACTGATATCGATTCTGTAGCTGAGTTAGAAGATGAAGAAATTGATATTGAAGCTGACGATGAAGATGATGCAGCTGAAATTGAATTGCTTTCTGATATCGATCGCACTCATGAAAATGATAGCAAAGATCTTGCTGAAGAAATCGAAGATAATGTTGAGCTTAAAGAAGCTTATGATCTTATCGATGATGAATTAATCGTTTCTATTCAGGAGGCATATGATGAGCACTTTGAAGACTAAACTTGTTAATGTTGAATGCCGTCGTCCAATTCGTTTACGTAACAAATTTGTACGTGGTATCTATCGTGAATTATTAACTGTAGAAGAAATTGCTGATTGCATTTCTCAACAAGCTACAGTACGTGAAATCCTTCCTACTGGTGATACAGTAGTATTAGACTTCACTAACTACAATACAGAAGTTCTTCCTTCTATTTCTGAAGAAGAAGCAGAAGCTGCACGTAAAGAAGCTGAAGCAAAAGCTAAAGCAGCTCGTAAAGAAGCAGAAGCTAAAGCTAAAGAAGAAGCTTTACGTAAAGCTGAAGAAGAAGCTGCTAAGAAAGCTGCTGAAGATAAAGCTAAAGAAGAAGCTAAAGCTGCAGTTGCTCCTGCAAAAGAAGAAGAAATCGTTGAAAACGCTGAAGAAAAAGTTTCTGAAGCTAAAAAAGCAACAAAAGAAAAAAAATAAGACATATATAGCTCCCATAGGATCTTTGAATCCTATGGGAGATATTTATTATGCTTTTCTTTTTTTACCATAGATTCTTACATGGATGAATCTATGTAGGTATTGAGCATAATTTCCAAGTAAGAATATGGTTACTAGTTTAGCAAGATTACCTAATACCATTACTGTAGTTGCAGTATTGATATTTTGAGTAGCATTCATTGTTAACCAATATGACCATCTTACCATAAAGTGTGGATCTATAACAGATCCAATAATGATTACCATCGTAAGTAATAATACTAAATAGTATATCACTAACGTTGGTCGGAATTGTGATTCCAATTTCTTAATTTCTTTAATTGTGAATAGCATGATATAACCTCCTTACTATAAATCTTATATCACTATATCACGTTTATAATATATTATTCTAGAGGTATTTATGAAGATCTATTATCAAATGTCTACTCGAAATACTAGCTTCATAAGGATGCATCAGTATTTAAAAGCCATTGGGATAAAGAATAATAAATTCATGCTGGCACTTCTAGATCCAGATCTTGCTGGTATAGATCCGCATGATCCTAACTTGAGTGCATACTACAAAGGTAAAGTATTAGCTGAATGCATGGTAAATTTCTGGTACTTTGCTCGTGAAGTAGTACGTGTACCAGACCAAGGTGGTAGTGGTAAAGGTATTCCATTAGAATTACACCGTGGTAATATGGCATTATTCTTCTGCTCTATTTATAATATGAATATATTCTTAGAGCTCCCTCGTCAGCACGGTAAAACATTATCAGCCGACGTTAGATATTTACACTTATTTAACTTTGGTACATCTAACTCCACTATTGCATTTATGCATAAAGCATTAGATGGTTCCAAAGATAACTTACAAACTCTTAAAAACTTACGTGAGTGTTTACCTCCATATCTACGTATGGATCAAACATTCTCTCGTGATGGTAAAAATGCTAAAGTCTCCGATACAGTATTGAGACTTGAGCATGCTGTTAATAGAAATAAGATTATTACTGTAGCATCTGCTCGTAATAAGACAGCTGCACAAAATACATTACGTGGTAAATCTATTCCATTACTCTGGGGTGACGAATGGGGATTTGCACCATATAACGAAATCATTTATCTTAATACAGTTCCTGCATTCAAGAGAGCTGCCGATAATGCTAGAGCAAATGGTGCACCATATGGTATCCTATTCACTACAACACCAGGGTTCTTAACATCCACTGAAGGTATCTTTGCATACCAAATGAAAGAAGATGCAGTCCCATTTTCTGAGTTCTGGTATGATAAATCATATCAACAGATTATGGATATAATGAATTCTAATACCAAGTCTACTTTCGTATATATCAAGTTCAGTTATGCTCAACTTGGTAAATCTGAAGACTGGTTCAGAGAAATCTGTAGAACTATGAATAACCGTTGGGAAGACATCCGTCGTGAAGTACTTCTTGAATGGTCTCAAGGTTCTGATAATTCACCATTTACCTTAGATGAATTAGAAACCGTATCTCGTTTAACTAAAGATCCTGATAGTACTATTGAAGTACTAGGCGGTAAATTCCAAGTTAACTTATATGGTAAGATTGACTATGGTAGAAATGGTAAACCTATAGATCCTCCAATAATGGGGGTTGACGTATC